GGCTATATCTAACCTTTGTGCACAAGCACTTGATCCAAAAGGAAGTGCTGCGGCAAAGTGGATTGCAGAAGGAAGATATAAACCTAAAAAAGTTGGAGCTCCCTCGAAAGCGGAAATAGAACGTCAAGCCAAGATCCAAGCTAGAGTATTTGATGAAGTTCAAGATGAAATAGCACGGGTTAAAGAAGTGGTGCATTAATGGCTCATCAACCTAAAACTAATGCGGAAAAAGCTTTAGAGAAGTTTCGTAGACAGATGGGTCCGTCTATTGAGGATAATGTTACTGGAAAGACTCTTACTTTATTCGGTTTTAAAGGTAAGGAGATTAAATCTCCTAAAGGTGGCAAAGCTAATAGTCAATTTAAAACAAAATATATGTATGTTGAAGGTAGGGTAATTTAATTGTTAATAAAAGCTAATGAATTATATAGTAAGGAGGGGTTAAATAAATCTCAATTAGAGATACGCATAGCAGCTTTAAATAACCTTGAGGCATTTATACGTTTAGTAGCTCCTTATCAACTTATAGCTCATTGTCATAGTGTTATGTGCAAGTGGGCTCAAACATATGAGAATGATAATAGGTTACTTCTTTGGCCTCGTGATCATGGGAAATCTCGCTATTCTGCTTTCTATGCTGCCTGGGAAATTGTTCGTGATCCCGCCACAACAATTATTTATGCATCTGCTACTGCCGAAAAAGCAGAAGAACAACTCCGGTTTATTAAGATAATTCTAGAAAGTAAAGTAGTAAGTCGTTATTTTCCTGGTCTTGTTCATCCCGATGAAGGTATACGTGAGGCATTGAATAAGACGTTTATTGTTGTAGATCATCCCAATCGTAAATTACAAGGTGTGGTAGATTCTACATTAATGACTTGCGGATTGGAAAAAACGATTACTGGGAAACATTGTAAACGACTTATTATGGATGATATTGTAGTTCCAGAGAATAATACGGAAGTAGGTAGAAGGGATGTAAATAACTGGGCTGCACAAGCTGCTTCTATTATGAGTGCCGAAAGTTCCATGTTGGTTGTAGGCACAAGATATCATCCAATGGATGCATATCAAATAATGATGGATATGAATTTTGAAGATCCTGTTGAGGATGAAGATGGGGAAATCATTCTTGAAGAAGCAAAGATGTTTACCGTCATGCAGGATGATGTGGAAGTGGATGGTGAATTTTTGTGGCCGAGACAACAGAGGAAAGACGGAAGATACTTCGGTTTCAACCCTAGAATACTTGCGAGAAAAAAGGCTGTCTACGAAGCAAACAATCAAATAACTCAATTTTACGCACAATATTATAATGATCCTAACGATAAGTCAACTTCCCCCATTAGCCGTGATTTATTCCGTTATTATAAACGTGAGGAATTGGAACATATTGCCAGTCAATGGATGATCCAAGGTAAACCTTGCTGGTTGTATTGTGCTGTTGATATGGCTGCTTCTACAAAGGACAGGTCTGATTATTCTGTTGTAGCAGTGGGAGCTATTGATGATGAAGGTAATCGTTACACAGTAGATATTAAACGGTTTAAGACTCAAAAGTCGTCTGAAATATTTGATGCTATTAAGGAATCGTATATATCATATCAATTTAAGAAATTACGAATTGAGGCTGTATCTGGTTTTCGTCTAGTAGCTCAGGATTTAGCTGATAGATTATCTGACGAGGGGGTACGTATACCTATTGATTTATATATACCTCCTAACTCTGATGGTAAGTTTGCCAGGGTTAACGGTATTTTAGAACCCCTCTATCAATCTGGTGCTATATACCACTATAGAGGGGGTAATTGCCAAGTACTAGAAGATGAATTAGTATCCGTCAATCCACTTCATGACGATACAAAAGATGCATGGGCTATGACATGTGATGTTATGATAAGACCTATACCTCGTAGACAACAAGGTTCCGATAACGTAATAAGTTTTCATAATCGTTTTGGTGGAGTGGCGGCGTAAAAAGATATGAGTAAGTCACAGTCAAGTGGATCAGTTCTTTCAATAGAGGATGTTGATGATGTTGCAGTTCGTATTGCAGAAATGTGGGAGAGGTACAATACTGAAAAACGCAATGCTCTTACTTTAAATGAAGAGGCTAGACGATTTGTATATGCAACTGATATTGATAGTACTACTGCCCAAGAGTTACCACATAAAAACAGAACACACCAACCTAAACTTACGCAAATTGCGGATACTTTGAAGTCCCAGTATTATGAGGCTTCTTTGTCAATGCCTCAGTTTTTTAGGTTTCCACCTCCTCAAAATATTACTGCCGCAGTGTCTTTAGCTATGGAAAAGTGGATTCGTGTTAAACTTGATCAGCGTAAGTTCCGTGAAACTACGGGTCGAGAACTTGTTAATGACTATGTTGATTATGGTAATTGCTTTGTCGGTGTAGATTATGTTATTGAACGTGATAATGTAAATAAAGTTAAATACAAAGGGCCAGCCTGGAAGCGTATTTCTCCATTAGATATAGTATTCAATCCTAGAACTTCTTTTATTAAAAGTCCTAAAGTGGAAAAGATGTTGGCTCATGTGGCTGATATTACAGAATTTCCTGAGAGGTTTCCTAATAGCGGATTCAAAAGAAAGATAATACAAAAGGCTATAAATACCCGTCACCCTGATGGAATTGATGATTGGGTTGAAGTAATTAAGAATCGTGGCCTTAATATGGATGGTTATGGTGGATTTGATCAGTATTTTAAGAATGATATAGCAGAGATTTTAATTTATAGAGGTGATGTATTCAATCCCAAGACAGGGAAATCTCAACGTAATCGAGTAGTATATGTCATGGATAAGGTTCATGTCATACGTAATGAACCTTCACAGGCTCCTTCAGGATTTGATGGTATTCATCATGCTGGATGGAGACTTCGCCCAGATAATACATGGGCTCAAGGTCCACTCGATAATTTGGTTGGTATGCAATATCGTATTGATCATTTAGAAAATCTCAAGGCTGATATATTCGATATAATAGCACAACCTGTAACTTTTGTTAAGGGTGATGATGTACAAGAACCATCTGAAGGTTATAGGCCAGGAGCAGTATATTATGGTGGTGTAGATAGTGATGTTAGGATGTTAGTACCTGATTCTACTGCACTTAATGCAGATAATCAGATTGCTAACTACCATCGTATGATGGAAGAATTTGCTGGGGCTCCACCTGAATCTAGAGGTATCCGTACTCCCGGTGAAAAAACAGCATTTGAAGTAAGCAAACTTGACCAGAATGCTACTATGATGTTTGTTGATAAAGCTCGTATTTTTGAGCGTATGTTAGAAACCATGCTTAAGGAAACCTTTGAGCTTATGTTGGTTAACTTCGATATTGAAGATTATACAGATATTTTTGGAGAAGGAGAAGAGGGGGATGCTCTTGAAGCTCTTGCGTTAGTGGATACTCTTAGTAGAGGAGAATTTATTGCTATGGGTGCGCGACATTGGACTCGTCGCAATAGAGAAACTTTGGAAATGAATAACTTCATGTCCGGTCCACTTCAAGATCCAAAGATTAGGGCTCATGTTTCTGGAGTTAAACTAGCTGAATTTTGGGAACGAAAATTGCTTATTGAAGATGAGGATATTGTTGAAGAAAATGCTGGAGTTAAGGAAGATGTCAGAATTCAAGCAATCGCTCAGGAAGAAGCTAGAGCTCTCCAAGAAGAAGCCGGGGGAGAAGCATTCGGTGTGGGGGATCAATCTGGGACTGGTACACAGACTTTTACCGGAGAAGAAACAGCAGCAGACCGTCAAAGCCCAGGCGGCGTCTTGCCCCCAGATGATGGAGTTCCTAGAGGACGTAATGCTGGAGGAGTACCTAGCTAAAACATTCACTAAGACATACGGTGAAGAACGGGCTTTCGCTGACGGCGAAGCCCATCAGGCACAACATGTTTATAATATATTGAAAGGACTAGAAGATGGCTGAAGCATTGACCGATGCTATGGAATCTGTTGAAGCAAAACCTGTTGAAACAGAAGAAGCCGATTCAAGCGGGAAACCACAATTTTTGAATAATCTCGTAGGCGAGGGTAAAAAGTATAAAAATACTGATGATCTTGCTAAAGCATACCACCACGCCAATCTCCATATTGATGAACTTAAATCCGACCTGGAAGAGTTTAAAGGTGGTAAAGAACTTCTTAATGAGGTTCTAGACGAAATTCGTAATTCCAATCCAGAAGAGAGTACTGAAGTCTCGGCCCCACCAAAGGCCCCGGCAGAGGCTCAAATCCAGACGGAAGATGTAGCGAAGCTCGTTAGTGATGAGTTTTCAAAGAAGGAACAAGAGACACAAGCTAAGAATAATGTCCAACTTTCTTTTGAAAAACTTACAAAAGCCTATGGTAGTCAAAGTAATGCTAAAGCTGCCGTGGCTAAGACTATCGGGGATGATGAGTATATCAAAAATACCATTGATAATCTCAGTCTTACAAGCCCGGATGCGATGGTCAAATTTATCACTGGTGTAACCCCTGTTGAAGCTTTGGCAGAGGGAAACACTCCCGGTGTTGACGCTGCCGCTGGCTCTACAATTGGAGCGGGCGGGTTGACTTGGGCTCAGTGTAGAGAGATCCGTAAAACAGATCCTAAACGCTATAATAGTCCTGACTTTCGTCAATCTATTGAAGCCGCAGCTAATGCGGCTGCTGCTAAGGGCGTTGACTTTTTCGCAACATAGGAGAAGGGAGTATCTAGATGGCTTTAGATACTGTTAACAACTCTTCATTAGTTCGTACAAATGTATGGGCAAATGAAGTGAAGGATGTTCTCCAAGAAGAGTTAATGTTGGATTCTCATATCCGATGGATTACTGAGTTTCCCGATGGCGATACTCTGAACATCCCGACCCTTTCCGAAATGACGGTTCGCAACTATTCCGAAGGTGCGACTATCACTTTGGATGATCCTACGACTGGTAACTTTACTCTTACTATTGATAAGTATTACCAGAGTGGGTTCAAGATTCCTGAAAAATTCCGCCATGATTCATTTTATGTGTCTGTTGCGGAATCTAATTTTGTTCAGAAACTCACTCGTGCGTTGCTTGAACAGAAGGAATCAGACATTGCCAACTTGCAATCTTCGCAAACTGCCTCTGACCCCAATACAATTAACGGCGTAGATCACCGTTATGTTGGTACTGGCACAAACGAAGCTATAACTCTTGCTGATATGCAGAAAGCAAAACTAGCTCTGGATAAAGCGAAAGTTATGCGTGGTGGCCGTAGGGCATTTGTAGACCCCTCGGTTTCTTACGAATTGCAGCAGATCAGTAATGTTATCCAACAAGATGTTTATGGTGGTAATGTTCATATTAAAGAAGGTATGAATGGAACTGCTTTTGTTGGACGATTTGCTGGCTTTGATCTTTTTGAGTCGTTGTTTCTTGACAACGCGATTACTGAAACGATCACTGCTACTGCTCCTAGTGCAGGTTCGGCCACTGGTACAAGTGCCTTTGCCAACATGTTTGTTGGAGAGGAAGCTTTTATCGGTGCTCTCCGTGCATTGCCCGATATGGATGCTTGGTACGACAATAACACTCGTTCAGACGTTTACCATGTGACGATGAGATATGGCATTAAGTTATATCGTCCAGAGTCCCTGGTTATCGTCTTAACAGAATAGTAGGAGGGAAAGATTATGGCGCAAGTTAGAACTCCTGCTGGATCTGGTGCTGGAACTGGCACTGGCTCCGAACAGACTGGTAGCTCCAGCACCACGCTGAATGCACCACAGGATCTCACGTTTAATGAGATTCCTGGTGTAGTAAACGGTATGGGCTCTGGACATGTCTGGTACGATATTATTGATGGTACTCTATTTAGTGGTACTGTTGAATCTACCTCGTCTGACTTCGTGTGGCAGATGACCGCTGCTGATAAAGGCCGCATTGTTGGCATCATGTATGCTAATGGCAGTGTGGCTATGAGTGGTAGTGTTGGTTGGGAACTTGATTTTATCAATGACACCCAAGCTGATGCCACTTGTGCGTACTTTGGTTTCGGTTCCGGTACGGAAGCTGCCAAAGGCACGGACAATGACGTTGCTGTTGCTGCGGATACTACTGTTTATGTATCCAACAGCCTCACTACTGGTGCTTCTCACTTTAACGCTGGTGATCTGATTCAGGTTACAGCGGATCGTGACGGTACAACTGGTGTTGGTTCGTTCCGGTTGCTCGTTTCTTACGAGTCACAGGGCCACGTATAAGTTTGTTGGGGGGCTTCGGCCCCCCACCATTCTCGTTCTATGAAGGATAAATAAATGGCTGTTGAACACTCAACTCTCACGACCACTGATTTACATGAGCCGAAGGGTGTTGCTGCGGCTAATGCTGATGAAGTGTATATTGCTGATGGTGCTGCCAGTGGTTCTTGGACTGCTCATGATAACTTCGTATACCTTAATTTACATATTGCTGATATTAGTACAGCATCTAGTTCATGGG